GTGAAAGCCATTAACTTTTTAGGTGTGGCGTTAGCCTGTCTCCTGAGCGCCTCATGTGCATCGAACTACGACGGAACCAAGGCGACAAGCCTGGCTCAGTATTCGGAAAAAGAGATAAAGCAGAAGCTGGTCCCAGAGGTCACGACCCGCAAAGATGTGCTGATTGCTTTTGGCGTACCAGCAAATACGGCTGACTACAATAATACGCGCCACTGGGAGTATACGTCGCAGATCATCGATCGTCGTATCTATCTCATCATTCCTCTTAATCTGGATCGCAAGCAGCACCTGTCCGTCGATTTTTCTGACAAAGGAATTCTGACTTCTTACAACTACATCGAAAAATAGCGTTTAAAATCAACCAAAAGGCTGGCGAATCTCGTCAGCCTTGGATTCAGTATCCTCAGCTTACTTCGCTATAGATCCCCACCACGCGCCCCACCGTTTTTATCTCGTCGATACCGCATTCAAAGGGAACCTTGCCGCCCGCCACGTGAAGTTTTTTCCCGGGCAGCAGCGTCAGATCGCGGATGCTGGCGGTGCCTTCAATCTCAACCAGCCACAGTCCGTCGGTTAACGACGCCTCTTTTTCGATAAAGTGCAGCTTCCCCTCCGCCCGGACGGCAAAGCCGCGCGTCAGCGGTTTGCTAAAGAAAGCAGCGTCGATACTCAAAATGGAATTTTCTTCCAACCTCCCGTCACTGAGTGTGAATGTCGCAACCGAAACGGGATCGCCCGGGGCGGGGTTTCCTGCAAACTGCGCACCCTGGCCGGTCATCAGCCAGCGGAGGCTGGCGCCAGTGTCCAGCGCACACTGAACCGCAAAGTCGTAAGAGATGGTACCGCGCGCGTAGCGGTTCTGAAGCGAGCTGGCGGCGATATTAAAGTGTCGGGCCAGCTGGATTTTCTGCGTGAAACCATATACCTGACAGATTCTATCGAGCAATTCTTCATTATTCACTTGAGAATCTAGTATCAAAATATATTCCTTTGGGTGTTTACTAATACTCATTTGGGTATTAGTATCATTACAAATTCGGGCAATCAGCGGCAGACGTTGGCAAACTGAGGCTAATGATTGCAGGCATTATCAAAATGGGAATCATGCAGCATGGCTTCCGAAATCGCAATCCTCAAACGGCGGAAAAAGCCGTGCTCTGCCCGTTTTGAACGCATTAGCGTGCATACATTTACGCGAGGGGAGATATGGCGATAGAAGCTGCCCGTGCAAGGGTTCCACTAAGCGTGGGGGCGCGTCTTAGCGGGCTTAACCACATTGCTGAACTGCGCGCCCGCTACGGGAGCGATAGCGGGAAAGAGCTGGCACGGTTTATGACTGACATGCGCGATAAGCGCGATCCCTTTTTTGAGGAGAACAGCAGGGCGCTGGCCGCTCTCTTTTTCCTGGCGAGATTACCCGTCGCCCGTCATGAGTGTGATATCAGCGAGCTGACCACAGAGGAGAAAAGAGCGCTAATTACCGCGATGAATCATTTTCGTGCTGTTGTGAGTTTATTTCCTGAACGGCTGACCATGCCGTTGTAACCCAACCCAAAAACGAATGGCGTAAACCCGCCGGGCACCCTGTTGCCTGAATTTAAGGAGAACGCGTAATGCGACACAGTGAAAACCGCCCTTATCCGATCGGAAGTGAAGAACTGCAACGCCTGCTGATGGAGGCAAAAACAGAGGAACGATGCGCGCGCGCCCTTGCGGTCTCCCTGCGTCTGGAGGCGCTGGCAAGCCAGATCTACAAAACCGGCATGAGCGGAGAAGACGTTGCCGAACTGCTGTGCCACGAGGCGGCCCGCTACGAGCGTGAATCCCAGGAGCTGCACTGATGGCCGATTTTATCGATCTTGCCCAGGCGCGCGAGCAGGAAGACAGAGAGCGCCACATTAATAGCGCCCGCAGACGACCCGCATCGCCTTCGCGTTTCTTCTGCGAGGAGTGTGAGGCTCCAATACCGCAGGCGCGCCGTATGGCGGTGCCCGGCGTGGCCCTGTGCGTCACCTGTCAGGAGATCGCGGAGATGAAAAATAAACACGTCCGGGGAGGGTGAGTTGGCTACGTCATTCGCTTATCCGTGGAATGCACCGCGGTCGGCCATTGCCAGCCCTTATCTTACCCATGCCCAGCAGCAGCGTCGCGATCGCTTCTTCGCGGCGCTGCAGCAGGCAAGAATGGCCCTCTCACAGCAGCCTGACTGCGTGCGTTTTGAGGTCTGGCGTGCGGTTGACGCCCTCGAACTGCATCGGGGCAATCCCCAGGCCAATGCCTTTTTGATCCGCTTCTGCAACAGGATATTGCCCCGCCTGCAGCGGGTCTCTGAACGCTATGCCTGCGCAGGTTTGCATGACGCAGTCTCCCGAGCCGTGTTTAAAGGCCATTTCGATACCCAGCTTCTGCAGTACCTTGCCTCGCGAATGGTTGAACTGGTTGCCCGCTATAACCGTCTGCCGGATATGTCCCGCGCGGATATCGACCTGCTGGCGGGCGATATTGCCAGCTTTATTCGCGGCGAGCTGGCAAATATTAACGATGCCGATATGGGCGAATACCAGACGCTCTTCATCTGGTATCAGCGCGCCGGACTGATCGCCCGGCAGTTCAACGTGTCGCCTCCGCACTGGGAGCGGGTGTCGAAGACATTTTTCAACAAAGACGATGTTGCCGCCGCGGTGATGCGGATGTTTTCCGAGGCGTGGTGGCGCGGGCGTTTACGTCGGATCGCGGCTGCCTGGCGCGAGCATTTGCAGATTGCCCTCGGCAACGTCAGCAAAAAGAGAATGGCGTATGCGAGCAAACGCTGCGTGACCGAGTGGCGCGAGCAGAAGCGCCGCACCCGTGAATTTCTCAAGGGCATGGAGCTGGAAGATGAAGAGGGCAACCGCATTAGCCTGATTGAAAAATACGATAGTTCGGTGGCCAACCCGGCGATACGTCGCTGTGAGCTCATGACCCGCATTCGCGGGTTTGAAAATATCTGCCAGGCGCTGGGCTATGTGGGCGAATTCTATACCTTAACCGCCCCCGCGCAGTATCACGCGACCGTGAAATCGGGCTACCCCAACGCGAAGTGGAACGGGGCCAGCCCGGCGGAGACGCAAGGCTACCTCACCCGAGTGTGGGCGCGCATCCGCGCAAAGCTGCACCGGGAAGGTCGCCGTATCTTTGGTATCCGCGTCGCGGAACCCCATCACGACGGTACGCCCCACTGGCACATGCTGATGTTTATGCGGCCGGAAGACGTCGAATGCGTTCGCCGGATTATAGGGGACTACGCCCGGGAGGAGGATGCCGCTGAGCTGCAGAGCGAAAGCGCCAGACAGGCTCGCTTTCACGCGGACGCGATCGATCCGCAGAAAGGCAGCGCTACCGGCTATATCGCCAAATACATCTCAAAGAATATCGACGGCTATGCGCTCGATGGCGAGACCGATAACGAAAGCGGCGGCCTGCTGAAGGAGACGGCGTCCGCCGTATCGGCCTGGGCAGGGCGCTGGCACATTCGCCAGTTTCAGTTCATCGGCGGCGCGCCGGTAACGGTCTACCGCGAGCTGCGCCGACTGGCAGACGCAGAGACCGCGCGTGGTCTGAGCGTCGAGTTTGCTGCCGTCCATGAAGCTGCCGACGCCGGTGACTGGGCGGGTTACGTCACTGCACAGGGCGGCCCGTTTGTGCGTCGCGATGATTTACAGGTGCGCACGCTGTATGAGCCGGGTACCGGGTTTAACCAGTACGGCGAAGAAACGGTCCGCATCCGCGGCGTGTACGATTCCGCCGTCGGCGCGGGCAGCCCGGTTTTAACCCGGCTCACGCAGTGGAAAATTGTGCCGAAGCGGGCCCAGGAGCCTGAGGATGTATCTGCGCCTTCTCGGAGTTCTGTCAATAACTGTACGCTGAGCGATCTCTCTCAACCCCTCAACCGGCGTGCGAGACGGGCATTAACCGAGCGTATTAAGCGCATCCGGCCCGGCGCAGCGGCGCCCTTTGTCTACGAGCGGGATCCGCAAAACGGGGTCCCGGAGAAGGTGATTGATGAGGTTCGGCTCGCCACCGGAATCGCCATCAGCCGCGCAGAGGCCCTGCATCTTATGGCGGGCGGCGTAAGCCGTTTTAACGACAAATGGTGCAGAGGCGCAGTTGACGGAACGCTCTTTCCGGCAGCGCGTTCTTATCAGCATAAGGCGCGGAAAATCCTTGAACGTATTGGGCATTTATCGGATCTGTTCGCTCTGAGAGCACGCTAATCTCCATCGATATCATGCACATACCGTGAAGAGTTCTGATTTTTCGCTTCACTCTTTTTATGAATACGTGCTACTGTATGTTTATACAGTATCTCGTGGTGGAGGTTGTGTGGACAGAGAGTTGAACGAGCAGGTCATGATTGAACGCGTCGAGATGATTGCTCGACTGACGACAGAAGGAACATGTCAGGAAAGAGATCGTGAGATTGCCCTGAATTTGATTGCTGAGATTGCGCGGGGAAATTTAATCAAAAACAACGCGTTTACCGTTGTTTTCTCAGCATCGCCTGTTCCGGAACGCATCAAAAAAGAGGGTAACGTTCGGGTGAACATTACGCTCGATAAAGACCAGCAGATTGGCCATGGCGTCGTCGAGGCCTTCCAGAACGAACTGACCCGCCGAATAAGATCCCTGTTCCCGTCATCGCGGGTGACCGTGAAAATAGGATCGATGACGGGAGTAGAGCTCCAGGGGCTCGAAGGAGAAGCCGATCGCGAGATGCTGGACAATATTCTCCGGGAAGTCTGGGAAGACGAGAGCTGGCGCTAGCCCAGCGTCATTACCCGAACGCACGCCCTCATTCTGATTTTGCGCTTTCGTTGACCCACGCTTCGCTGCATGTGGACGGTCTGTTGTGTCCGCGATTGTCCATCCGTCAGCGATAGCGAAAAGGCCGCCAGCCCGGGAAACTCTACAGTACCTGGTAACCGGATGTTGGGAGCGTCTGATGAAGATCTATGCAATGCAGGGGGACACGCTTGATGCCGTTTGCGCCCGTTATTATGGGCGCACGGCTGGCGTCGTAGAAGCCGTTCTGAAGGCCAATCCTGGCCTCGCGGAGTCAGGCGTTATCTTGCCTCACGGCACACCGGTAGAGATGCCGGAGGTAAATAGCGCCCCTACCAAAGAATCCGTAAATCTATGGGACTGAGCCTGGAGAAAATCACCACGTTTATCGCCTACTGGCTGGCCGTGGCGCTGGCCTGGTTCGGGGCGATGTCTCCTGAAAAGGTCGCGCTGTACGTGGGGAGTGTTTGCGCCATTTTTACCGCGCTGACGAACTACTGGTTTAAGCGAAAAACCTGGCGCTATCTCCAGTCGCTGGGCCTCGATAAGAAGAGCATTCGTGAACTCAATCATTAAGCGTTGCAGCGTCGCCGGCGTGCTGGCCCTGGCTGTGCTGATGCCCGACTTTCGTTTACTGAAAACGTCCCCTGAGGGGCTGGCGCTGATTGCCGATCTCGAAGGTTGTCGCCTCTCGCCCTACCGGTGCAGCGCTGGGGTATGGACGTCAGGCATTGGCCACACGGCAAACGTTGTGCCGACGCGGGACATTACCGAGCGTGAGGCCGCGGTAAATCTGGTTGCTGATGTGCTCAACGTTGAGCGACGGCTGGCGACGTGCGCGCCGGTGGAGATGCCGCCGCGGGTCTACGACGCGCTGGTGAGTTTTACCTTTAATGTTGGTGCAGGCGCCGCCTGCCGTTCGACTCTGGTGTCTTTTATTAAGCGTAAACAGTGGTCGCAGGCGTGCGAACAGCTTACCCGCTGGGTGTACGTCAACGGCGTTAAAAATACTGGTCTGGAAAATCGCCGTGTCCGCGAGAAGGCCTGGTGCATGAAGGGGCTGCCATGAGAGTCCTCATGCTGCTGCTGGCCGGGCTGCTGGCGATCGCGCTGTGGCTTCGTCATGACAACCAGACCCTGTCCCGTTCCTTAGCCACGGCCAACCGGGTCGCCAGCGAACAAAAAAATGCCCTCGCCACGCTTAACCATCAGCTGTCCCAGTCGCAACGGATGGCCAGAGCAAACGAAAACGCCCAGGTCAGGCTCCGTGAAGAGCTTGTTACTGCGGGCGAGGAGAGGGCAAGACGGGAAGCGACTATCGGGAGATTACTCAATGAAAATGAAGCATTACGCCGCTGGTATACCGCTCAGCTGCCTGATGCTGTGCGCAGGTTGCACACCCGCACCGCCTGCGCCTCCGCAGCCCATTGTTTACAACGCCTGCCCGAAGGTGAGCCGCTGCCCGATGCCGGGAAGCGAACCCGCCACTAACGGCGATCTCAGCGCCGATATACGCAGGCTTGAGTACGCCCTTATCGCCTGCGCGCTGCAGGTTGAAACCATTAAAGACTGTCAGGATAAACTCGATGCACAAACTCAAGAGCCTGCGTCAGGCATTAATTGACGCGATCCCCCAACTGAATGCCAACCCGGAGCGCCTGCAGATGTCGGTCGGCAGCGGCAATATAGATGCCCGCCTTGCCTCCTCGCTCTCCTTTGAAAAACGGTATGTGCTGAACGCGAAGGTTAGCGGTTTCACGGGCGACAGCGAGGGATTTTTTGTTCCGGTATTGGCCTGGCTGCGGGAAAACCAGCCGGACATTTTTACCCTCGATGAGGGACGCAAAAACGGATATACCTTCGCGATCGTTTTAAACGATGACGCTACGATGGATATCAGCATCAGCATGCAATTAACCGAGCGCATTCTTGTTTCCGAGGAACAGGGCGTTCTGCACGCGACCTATTCCCCGGAGCCGCCGCTGCCGGAGCCCGTCACGCGTCCGAAGGCGTTGTACATCAACGGTGAGCTGGTCAGCCAGTGGGAGGACTAAGCTCCCCACGCTGAAGGCCGCCAGCCGCCTGCTGTCTGGACCGCTTGTTGTATCATCCCGCAGAAAACCCCGTCTCGTTGCTGCCGTTCCTCCTGAACGGCATTCTCTTCTCATGAATACATTAACTTCCATGCACGGTATCGCTCGCGCGATCCGTAATCTGATTCGTATCGGTGTTGTGACCGACGTTGACCTCAACAGAGGGCTTTGTCGTGTCCAGACCGGCGGGATGAAAACCACCTGGCTGAACTGGCTAACCTGCCGTGCGGGACGTTCGCGCGTGTGGTGGGCCCCTTCCGAGGGAGAGCAGGTGCTGCTGCTGGCCATCGGCGGTGAGCTGGATACCGCCTTTGTGCTGCCCGGCATTTTCTCTGACGACCATCCGGCGCCGTCCGGGTCGCCTGACGCGTTCCACGTCGCGTTCCCTGACGGCGCGGTGATCGAGTACGAACCCGGACGCGGGGCGCTGACGGTTTCAGGCATTAAAACGGCCGACATTTCCGCTTCTGAATCACTGACCGCCACCGTGCCGGAGGTGCGGGTGATCTCAACGTCCCGCATCACGCTAGATACGCCTGAAGTGGTGTGCACCAACAAGTTAATTACCGCCTCGCTGGAAGTGCAGAAGGGCGGGGTGATGACCGGAAATATTGAGCACTCCGGCGGTAAATTGACCTCCAACGGGGTGCAGGTGGACAACCACGCGCACGGCAGTGTGCAAAGCGGCGGAAGCTGGACTAAGGGGACACAATGACGGTGCGTTACAGGGGAATGAACAGGCAGACCGGGCTAAGCCTTTCAGAGGCTGACCACATCCGGCAGAGCGTGCGCGACATTCTGGTTACGCCGATTGGCTCGCGGGTCATGCGCCGGGATTACGGCTCGCTTCTGGCGGCGATGATCGACAGGCCGCAGAGCCCGGCGCTGCGCCTGCAGATCATGGCCGCCTGTTATTCCGCCATCCAGAAATGGGAGCCGCGGATAAGCCTGACGGCCATCACTTTCGAACGTTCGGAGAACGACGGGACGTTGTATGTCGATATCACCGGCACGCGCCCGACCTCCGGACAATCCTTTTCTATCACCATTTCACTGAGTTAAACGCTATGGCTATTGTTGATCTGAGCCAGCTCGCCGCGCCTGATGTCGTGGAGGAGGTGGATTATGAAACGCTGTTGGCAGAACGAAAGGCCACCTTTGTCTCGCTCTATCCGGAAGAGGAGCGAGAGGCGATTGCACGGACGCTGACGCTGGAATCTGAGCCGATTGTGAAGCTTCTGCAGGAGAACGCCTACCGGGAAGTTATCTGGCGACAGCGCGTAAACGAGGCTGCACGGGCGGTCATGTTGGCCTATGCGGCAGGCCACGACCTGGACCAGATCGGGGCAAACGCGAACCTTGCGCGTCTTACGATTACCCCTGCCGACGACACCACGTTACCGCCCACTCCGGCTGTGATGGAGTCCGATACCGACTTTCGTCTGCGCATCCAGCAAGCGCCGGAAGGGCTGAGCGTGGCCGGTTCGACGGGCGCGTATCAGTTCCATGGCCGCAGTGCAGATGGTCGGGTGGCTGACATTTCCGTCATTAGCCCACAGCCCGCAAACGTCACGGTTTCCGTGCTCTCCCGGGAGAATAACGGCGTAGCGTCTGAGGAACTGCTCGCCGTTGTTCGCAATGCGCTGAACGATGAGGACGTCAGGCCCGTCGCCGACCGCGTGACCGTCCAGTCGGCCAACATTGTCGACTACAGCATTGAAGCATCGCTTTTCCTTTTTCCCGGCCCCGAAAGTGAACCAGTACTCAATGCGGCAAGAGCCCGATTACAGACCTACATCACGGCTCAGCATCGGCTGGGACGCGATATCCGCAAGTCAGCCATTTACGCTGCCCTTCACGTGGAAGGGGTGCAGCGGGTGGAACTGACCGCACCCGCGGCTGACATCGTGCTTGATGAAACTCAGGCCTCCTGGTGCAGCCACTACAGCGTAACCGTGGGGGGAAACGATGAGTAATGCCCGCCTTTTACCGGTCGGCTCATCGGCGCTTGAGGTCGCCGCGGCGCGCGCCTGTGCGGACATCGAAAATACGCCGGTTCCGCTGCGCCATCTCTGGAATGCGGACACCTGTCCGGCGAATTTGCTGCCCTGGCTGGCGTGGGCGTTTTCGGTTGACCGCTGGGATGAGAACTGGCCGGAGGCCACCAAACGGGAGGTGATCCGCGCCGCGTGGTTTATTCATGCCCACAAGGGAACGATAGGCGCTGTACGTCGCGTGGTGGAGCCGCTTGGCTATCTGATTAATGTTACCGAGTGGTGGCAAACCAACGATCCGCCCGGCACCTTCCGCCTTGATATCGGCGTACTGGACACGGGCATCACCGAGGAAATGTATTACGAAATGGAGAGGCTTATTGCTGATGCAAAGCCTGCCAGCCGCCACCTTATTGGCCTGAATATCATCCAGGACATACCGGGTTATCTCTATACCGGCGCCCTGAGCTATGACGGCGACATCATCACGGTTTATCCCGGATAAGTGAGAGCACAATGACAGTAAAATATAAAACGGTTATCACCAAAGCCGGTGCCGAAAAACTGGCTGCCGCGACCGTCCCGAACGGCAAGAAAGTCAATTTTACGGCGATGGCCGTGGGTGACGGTGGCGGCACATTGCCGGTTCCTGATGCCGGGCAGACGAAGCTGGTTAATGAAGTCTGGCGCCATGGGCTGAATAAAATCAGCCAGGACAAAAAGAATAAAAACTACGTCGTGGCGGAGCTGCTAATTCCTCCTGAGGTTGGCGGTTTCTGGATGCGCGAGATGGGGCTGATTGACGATACTGGGACGCTGATTGCGGTCGGAAATATGGCTGAAAGCTATAAACCCACGCTGGTGGAGGGCTCGGGTCGCGCGCAGACATTGCGAATGGTCATCATGGTAAGCGATATCGCATCCATCGAGCTGACGATTGACACCTCAACGGTGATGGCGACGCAGGATTACGTCGACGGTAAGCTCGCGGAGCACGAGCTTTCGCGGCGCCATCCGGATGCGACCCTTGCTGCGAAGGGCTTTACGCAGCTCAGCAGCGCCATTGACAGTGCTTCCGAGGTGCTCGCAGCAACGCCTAAAGCGGTAAAGGCAGCGTACGATCTGGCTAACGGGAAATACACGGCAGCGGACGCAACGACGGCGCGAAAGGGTATTGTTCAGCTCAGTAGTGCTACCGATAGTGTGTCTGAAGTGCTGGCAGCGACGCCGAAGGCAGTGAAAGTCGCTAACGACAACGCAGCTGTGGCCAATAAAAATGCCAGTGAGCGAGTCAGCAAATTCGGCGACAGTATGACCGGAACGTTGAATCAGGACGCTATAACGCAATCAACCTATAACTTAACGGCACTCTCTAACGCTACGACAGGTAATAAAAATTATCTGCGTAAAATGCGCGGCGGAGCGATGGATACTATCTGGCACGAAACCGTTCAGGGTGGCGAATATCGCCTGGCGACAGGCAGTACAGATTCGCAGGAGGAACTGGCGATTAGCACAAGTACCGGCCTGAGAGTAAGGGGTAATTTCACCTCGCAACTTGGCGGATTTTATTCGGGGGATACTAAAAAACTCTCTTTTTATTCTTCTAATACCTCTGACAAGAATGCAGCTTTGCGCCTTTGGGGTAATGTAGACCGGCCATCTGTAGTCGAACTGGGGGATGACACCGGCTACCATTTTTACTCACAGCGAAATAAAGACGGCTCGCTGTTGTTTCAGACAAACGGTGCGGGACAATTCAGCGGTTATTTACGTTCAAACGGGGAAGTGCAATCTATTTCATCCAATAGTTATCGGATTGCATATGGGGACTACGGCTGCTTCTGGCGTAATGATGGTAATAATCTTTATCTTATGCTGACCAATAAGGGCGATGCTTATGGAAATTACAATGCGCTGCGTCCTTTACGGGTGAGTTTTGAAACCGGGGCGTTGCAATCCGAAACACCTTTTACTGTGGGCAACACCATCTACGCCACAAAGGAAATTACAGCGGGTTATAGCAATTCTTTTGCATGGGCTGAGCAGTACAAAACAAAGGCACCATTTTATAATACCTATTCAACAACTGGAGCGAGTGAATACCACCCCGCGTTAAAACAGCAGGCAAGTATTACCGGGATCAATTCATGGGCTTTTTCCATGGGGTCTCTTGTCGCTGATACCGCTCTTTCATGGCATCTGCACATGAAAGGCAGTGGTGGCCAGGACGTTAACTATAAATGGGATACCAGCGGTAATTTTTCCGCGCCAGGACAAATTATACCGGGCAGCTTCGCTAATTTTGATGGCCGCTATTACACTAAAGCACAATCTGATGCAGGCTATATGGCTAAAACTAGCGCATATACAAAAGCCGAAAGCGATGCGCGTTATAATCTCAAAAATGCAGCCAGTAAGGCAGCGAGCGGTTGGGAGAAAGATAACTCTACGGGCATGATGAAGCAGTGGGGTGTGGCAACGCGTAGTGCTGATTCGACGCGTATTACCTTCCCAACGGCGTTTCCTAACGCCTGTCTCAGCGTGCAGTTAACCTTGCTATTCACCAATGGGTTCCACGACCAAAATATTTACGTGCAAAACCCTGACAGATCAGGTTTCACCTACATAGCGGGCAGTGGCGAAGTTAAAGCTTATTTTGAAGCGCGAGGCTATTAATATGAGTTATATATACTCTCCTGAGAACGGGGCTTTTTATAATGATGAGCTGGAGGCTGATTATCGTTCCGCCGAAACGTGGCCGGATAATTATGTCAGCGTGCTTGATGAAGACTATGTGTCGCTGATGGAGGGACAAGCAGACGGGAAAATAATTATTCCAGATAAAAATGGCTATCCCATATTAGCGGAACCTCCCGCACCAACCTATGAAGAGCGCGTGAGCCAGGCAACGATGCAAAAAAACGCCTTAATGAAAACGGCAAGTGACATTATCACTCCGCTTGAAGATGCAGCCGAACTCGGTATTGCTACCGACGAAGAAGCCGCCGTGCTTTTAGGCTGGAAGCGATACCGGGTCATGCTTAACCGGGTAGATGTAAGCGCCGCCCCGGACATTCAATGGCCCGAACGCCCCGCCTGACTCCCAAACCCTCCATCCGGAGGGTTTTTCGTTTGTTGTGTAATCCTTTCCCCAACCCCAATACGTCGCATCAATCACGCACTCCACAGACAATAGCCTCACTACTAAACGAAGGAGTTAACCGGATGGGCGACTATCACCACGGCGTGGAAGTTATCGAAATCAACGATGGCACCCGCACCATTTCCACCGTCTCGACGGCAATCATCGGTATGGTCTGTACGGCCAGCGATGCTGACGACAAGACATTTCCTTTAAACGAGCCTGTGCTCATTACCAACGTGCAAACTGCGATTGCGAAAGCCGGCAAGGCGGGGACGCTGTCCGCTTCTCTGCAGGCGATTGCTGACCAGTGTAAACCGGTTGTCGTTGTTGTTCGCGTGGCCGAAGGCACCGCTGAAACCCCGGAAGAGGCGCGCAAACAGACCGTTTCCAACATCATCGGTACCACCGATGAAAACGGTAAATATACCGGCCTGAAGGCGCTTCTCACGGCGAAAACGGTAACCGGCGTTAAGCCACGTATTCTCGGCGTGCCGGGGCTGGATTCTCAGGAAGTGGCAACCGCGCTGGCCGCGATGTGCCAGAGCCTGCGCGCGTTCGGCTATGTCAGCGCATGGGAATGTAAAACCATTTCTGAGGCGATCGACTACCGCAAAAACTTCAGCCAGCGCGAGTTGATGGTTATCCACCCTGATTTTCTGGCATGGGATACCACCACGAACGCAACGACGACGGCCTGGGCAACCGCTCGCGCGCTTGGCCTGCGCGCCAAAATCGACCAGACCATCGGCTGGCATAAAACCCTGTCAAACGTTGGCGTCAACGGCGTCACGGGCGTAAGCGCTTCTGTCTCCTGGGATCTGCAGGAACAGGCTACCGATGCGAACCTGCTTAACCAGGCGGGCGTCACCACGCTGATTCGCAACGACGGCTTCAAATTCTGGGGTAACCGTACCTGCTCAGACGATCCGTTATTCGTCTTTGAAAACTACACCCGTACCGCGCAGGTGCTGGCCGATACCATGGCGGAAGCGCACGCGTGGGCGATGGATAAACCCATCACGCCAACGCTTATCCGCGACATCGTTTCCGGTATTAATGCCAAGTTCCGCGAGCTGAAAACCAACGGCTATATCGTCGACGGCTCCTGCTGGTATGACCCTGAGTCTAACGATGCAACCACCCTGAAAGCGGGGAAACTGTATATCGATTACGACTACACCCCTGTCCCGCCGCTGGAAAATCTGACCCTGCGCCAGCGCATCACCGATACCTATCTGGCAGACCTGTCAGATTCGGTTAATAGCTAAGGAGCTGAAGCATGGCGTTACCACGCAAACTTAAATACCTGAATATGTTCAACGATGGCCTGAGCTATATGGGCGTTGTTGAGTCTGTGACCCTACCGAAGCTTACCCGCAAGCTGGAGAAGTATCGTGGCGGCGGTATGCCGGGCTCGGTCTCTGTCGATCTCGGTCTGGACGATGATGCCCTGGCGCTGGAGTGGACCGTTGGCGGTCTGCCGGACGTCGCGCTGTGGGCGCAGTACGCCTCTCCGGGCGCGGACAGCGTGCCGCTGCGCTTTACCGGCTCTTTCCAGCGTGATGATACCGGCGAAATCTCCGCAGTCGAAATCGTCATGCGCGGCCGTCATAAAGAGTTTGATGGCGGCGAGAACAAGCAGGGCGAAAGCGGCACCACCAAGATGTCCACTGAGTGCGCGTACTACCAGCTGACCATTGATGGCAAAGAGATCATCGAGATCGACATCATCAACATGGTGCTGAAAGTCGACGGCGTCGATCGTCTGGCTGAACACCGTAAGGCCATCGGCCTGTAACCCTTTAACCGGCCGGGATAGCCGGCCGGTAAGCTAACTTTCAGAAGAGTAATGAAATGGAAAATAGCAACGAGAACGCCATGAACAACAGCTCATACATCGTCACGCTTGATAGTCCCGTTCTGCGCGGCGAGCAAAAAATTGAACAGGTGACGGTCTCCAAACCGAATGCCGGGACTCTGCGTGGGATCTCGCTGGCCTCGCTGGCGCAATCCGACGTTGATGCGCTGATCAAGGTGCTGCCGCGAATGACCTCGCCGGCTCTGACCGAGCATGAAGTTGCGCGTCTGGATGCCTGCGATCTGCTCTCTTTTGCCGGTAAGGTGATCGGTTTTTTGTCACCGGCTTCGGCTCGCTGAGATTTCCCGAAAACCTGTCGGTCGACGATCTGATGGCGGATATCGCGGTGATTTTTCACTGGCCGCCGTCAGAACTGTACTCCCTTAGCGTGACCGAACTCCTCTTATGGCGCGAAAAAGCGCTGCAGCGAAGCGGAAACCACCATGAGTAATAATGTCAGTCTTCAGGAACTGCTTAAGGCAGTTGATCGTGCAAGCCGACCGCTTAACGCTCTTCAGAACGCCAGCCTGACTCTCGCGAGCGATATCCATGATTCGCAGAAGGCGCTGGGGGCGCTCGACGAGCAGGCGGGTCGCATTAATGGCTTCAGAAAAGCAAATGCCCAGCTCGCCACGACGGAGCAGTCGCTTGCTCAGGCGAAACAGCAGGCGGCGGCGCTGGCGTTGCAGTTTAAAAACACACAAAACCCTACTCAGGCACAGGCTGATGCGCTGTCCGCTGCCCGAAAATCGGCAGCCAACCTCAAGCTTGAGTACAACAGCTTACGTTACTCGGTACAGCGTCAACGGACTGAACTCGCTCAGGCGGGAATCAACACGCGAACGCTTTCGTCGGATGAGCGTCGTTTAAAAAGTCAGATCGGCGAAAAAACGCAGCAGCTTAACCGACAGCGGGATGCGCTGGCCCGCGTCAATCAGCAGCAGGCGCAGCTGAGTACCGTTCAGAATCGCTACGAGTCAGGCAAACGCGTTGCCGCGCGGGTGCATCAGCTGGCTAATGCGGGCGTGGGCATGGCCAAAGCGGGCTTTGATCAGACGTCCCGGTTTATGGCGCCTGGCATCAGTTTTGAAAAACAGATGTCGACTATTCAGGCAAGCCTTGGTCTGGAGAAGGGCGACGCCCGGCTTGAGGCCATTCGCCAGCAGGCGCGGGAGGTCAGTGCCAGGACCGGAGTACCCGCAGATACGGTCGTCCGAGCACAAACCGAACTGGCTCGTTCAGGCTACGACGCCGATGGGGTTATTGCTGCCACTGTACCCACGGTTAACCTCAGCCTGGCGGGGAATGTCGACGCGGCTAAAGCGGCCGATATTCTCAGCAGCACGCAGGCCGCCTATAACCTGGCCGATACGGATGCGGGACGCATCGCAGATTTACTTACCCGCGGGTTTACCTCTTCGAACACCAGTCTCGTTGAGATGGTGGCGGCCGTCACCTCCGCTGCGCCCGCTGCGGATGCGACCGGTATGGGTCTTGAAGAGACAATCGCGCAGCTTGGCGTTCTGACGGAAAAGGGAATGAACGGTGCCGCCGCCGGGGACGCGCTCAGCGCGATGCTGCGACAGCCACAGGCTCCGGATGCACTGCGTTCAGCCGCGGGTAACGGCGCGCTTGATAAAAAACGCCAGCAGTTGCAGGGGGCAACAGGCAGTGCCGCGCTCGTGGCTTCCGTGCAGACCGACAATCTTGACGGCGATATCAGCAAATTCCAGGCCGCGTGGAGCGGGCTGAAGATTGACGTATTTGATAAAGCAGATGGCGCTTTGCGCAACCTGATAACAACCGCAACCGGCTGGCTTGGCACGGCCTCCCTGTGGGTGAATGCCAACCCTGAGCTGACGCAGACCCTTGCCAGCATTGTTGTCGGCGCGCAGGCGTTTGCTGGGGTACTGGGTGGCGTAGGCACGGTTATTGGTCCGGTTCTGACGGGCATCAATATGGTTATTACCGCGGCCGGGATGTTAGGAACGGTATTCAGCGTGGTGGGCGGTGCCGTCATGACGGTGCTGGGCGCCCTTAGCTGGCCGGTGATAGCCCTTGGCGCGGCGATTGCCGCCGGAGCCTTGCTGATTTTTAAATACTGGGAACCCATCAGCGCCTTCTTTGGCGGGGTGATGGAAGGGCTTTCGACGGCCTTCGCACCGCTGGGGGCGCTGTTCTCACCGGTGATGGCGGTATTTGACGCTATCTCGGAGAAGCTGGGCGGTATCTGGCAATGGTTCACCGACTTGATTACGCCGATCAAGGCGACGCAGGAAACGCTGGATGGCTGTAAAAACGCTGGCGTGATTTTTGGTCAGGCGCTGGGGGATGCGCTAATGGCACCGCTTAATCTCTTTAACAGCCTGAGCGGTAAGGCCAGCTGGCTGCTGGAGAAACTCGGACTGATCAAAAACGAGTCGGGCCATCTCGACGCCGCGGCGGCAAAAGCAGACGCGGCATCGTCTCCTGCGGGCAGTGCGTCCATTCCGGTGGCGGGGATCTCTGGCGTCGGCCAGGGATATCAGCCAACCCTCGTGCCGGGAGGACGCTCTTACGTCGATCAGAGTAAAAGCGAATATCACATCACACTGCAGGGGGGCACGGCCTCCGCAACGGATCTGACGCGTCAAATCCGGGAGACAATAGATAGCATTGAACAGGATAAAGCGAGACGGCAGCAATCCAGCTTAATGTATGGTTGAGGAGAGATAAAATGTTAATGGTGCTGGGTCTGTTTGTCTTTGAACGACGAACCTTACCCTATCAGACAATGCAGTTTACAAAGGATTACCGCTGGGCGTCCAACGATCGGATCGGGAAACCTAAAGCCTGGCAGTACCTTGGCGAAGGCGAGACATCTTTTACCCTCTCCGGACTGCTTTACCCTGAGCTCACGGGAGGGCGGCTTTCCCTCAAGGCGGTTGAGCTGATGGCGAATGAGGGGCGGGCATGGCCGTTGATAGACGGTACCGGCATCATTCACGGCATGTTTATCATTGAAAAAGTCACGCATACGCATTCGGATTTTTACAGTGACGGTACCGCCCGAAAAATTAATTTTACGCTGGAACTGAAACGCGTGGACGAATCGCTGGTGACGATGTTTGGCGATCTGAGAACCCAGGCCGAAGAGCTGGTGACGAGCGCACGTAATAGCATTGGAGGGCTGGTGGGATGATCACCGAAATGAATATCCGGGCGGGTGGGAAAATCGCCCCTGATTTTATGCTTAAGCTTGACGATCGCGATGTCACACAGAATTTCAGCCACCGTCTTATCAGTCTGAGCATGATCGACAAACGTGGGCTGGAAGCCGATCAGCTGGATATTCAACTGGATGATTCCGACGGGCTACTAGACTTGCCGGCCCGGGGGGCAAGGCTCTCCTTATGGCTGGGATGGGAGGGAACCCCGCTCGAGGAGAAAGGGGACTTTACGATTGATGCGATTCAATTCCGGGGCGCGCCGGACACGCTGACCATCCGGGGATTCAGCGCAGATTTTCGTGGAAAGCTAAACGTGCGGCGCGAACAGTCGTGGCATGACACGACGATTGGCGCGATAGTCGATACCATCGCTCAGCGTAACCAGTTGACCGCCAGCGTCGCGTCGGGGCTTGCATCCATCGCCATCTCTCATATTGACCAGTCTCAGGAGACAGACGCGGCGTTCCTCTCCCGCCTTGCTGAACGTAATGGAGCATTTGTTTCAATCAAAGCCGGGAAGATTATCTTTATGAAAGCGGGCCAGGCCGTGACGGCCAGCGGCACGCCGATTCCCTTAATGATGATTGAGCGTGGGGATGGCGATAAGCACCTTTTTTCCGTCGCTGACCGTGAAAATTATTCCGGCGTGACGGCCAAATGGCTGCAAACGCGCGACCCAAAGCAACAAAATCCTCAATTGAGTATTTCACGTCAATCAGGGGGGCAGCCGACAGAAGCACTGCAGCACCCGGATGCCGTCGCACCAGTAGCGGAAACAGGAGGCAAGGAGCAGAAGCCGCAAGAGAGGCTGGTGGGATCGGCGGAAAACGTATTTGAGCTCACCACGGTCTATGCCTCTGAAGAGCAGGCGCTCAGGGCCGCAGAGGCTAAGTGGCGCGCGCTTCAGCGGGGAACCGTAGAGTTTTCCATCCAGCTTGCCCTGGGACGCGCCGATCTGTACCCCGAAACGCCGGTAGTAGTAAACGGTTTTAAACGCGTTATTGACGAGCAGGCGTGGATCATCAGCGAAGTGGTGCATAACCTCAACGATAGCGGATTTACCACGCAGCTTAAGCTTGAGCTGAACGTCAGCAACGAAAAATTTACTGTTGATAGTGAGTAATGTAGTTGCTATTGGTTTTATTTTGGGTATTATTGATTCACAAAATGTGAATTAAGTGGAGGGGTACATGTTTCATTGTCCTAAGTGCAAGCACTCTGCGCATGCGCGTACCAGTCGCTATCTAAGTGAAAATACCAAAGAGCGCTATCACCAGTGCACCAATGTGGACTGCAGCTGTACGTTCGTGACGATGGAGTCCGTGGAGCGCCTGATTGCGACCCCTGGTGCCTCTGGACGTGTCCAGGCGGCTTCGCTGAGCCAGGGTTAG